ATGCAATGTTTGTACCGGACAGTACGATTCTTATTGCGGCGCACAAATATACAGGTGCTCAGGAGATTATGCAACGCATACGATATGCATATGAGAACTGTCCCGATCACATCAAAGCCGGTGTTACGACATATAACAAAGGTTCATTAGACTTTGAGAACGGTAGTCGTATTGTTAGTGCCACTACAACTGAAAATACAGGTCGTGGTATGTCTATTTCACTATTGTATCTTGATGAGTTTGCATTCGTGCGACCTAGCATTGCTACAGAATTCTGGACTGCTATTACTCCTACACTATCAACTGGTGGTAAAGCGATTATCACTAGTACTCCTAATAGTGATGAAGACCAGTTTGCTTTGATCTGGAAGGGTGCTAACAAAACAGAAGATGAGTACGGCAACAAGACAGCATTAGGTGTGAACGGTTTCCGCTCGTACCGTGCTTATTGGAACGAACAGCCCGGACGTGATGAGCAATGGGCTAAAGAAATGAGGGCTCAGTTGGGTGATGATCGTTTCAACCGAGAGATTGGTTGTGAGTTCATTATCGCTGACGAAACTCTTATAAATCCAAACACATTGATTATGATGGAAGGCACAGAGCCTGTTAGTCGTATGGGACAAGTTCGGTGGTATAAAAAGCCTGAGAAAGGCAATATATATGCTGTTGCATTAGATCCAAGTTTAGGTACAGGTGGCGATCCAGCCGCCATACAAATCTTTGAAGCTAACACTACAACTCAAGTAGGTGAATGGAAGCACAACAAGACAGATATTCCTACACAGATTAAATTGATTGCACAAGTTAACAAATACATTGTTGAATGTACAAATGAACCCAACAGCTTATACTACTCCATAGAGAATAACAGTATCGGTGAGGCAGCTATTGTTTCACTAAACGAATACGGTGAGAGTAATATTCCTGGTATCTTTTTGAGCGAGGCCGGAAAGAATCGTAAAGGATTTAATACTACTAACAAGAGCAAACTAGCAGCCTGCGCCAAGTTTAAGACATTGGTTGAGAGTAAAAAGATGACTATTAATAGCTTTGGACTAATATCAGAGTTAAAAGCATTCGTTGCTCACGGTGGAAGTTATGCGGCAAAGATAGGGGATACTGACGACTTGATTATGGCCAGCTTGCTTATAGTGCGTATTTTGACTGTTTTGAGCGACTATCACTATAACTTAGAGAGTCACATTAGAGACCACGAAGAATACATAGCTCCGCTACCATTCTTTGCAGTATTGAATTAACTCAGAGAGATAAATACTCTATGTCAATCAATTCTGAAGCCCTACAACGAAAATTATACGATCTTTTAGACAATAAAGGTTACAATCCAAAACCAATGGATGCTACAGGTAAAATCACACCTGTTCCTGAAGAAGCCGCAGTCATAAGATTTGATTTTATCAAAGATGGCGAAAATTACGGTAAAGTTTGGATTTCTATTGACGGATCTAAAAAGTTAAAGATTTACTACGGAGATAATGTTTCTGATAGTCCTAGCGATAATACATCAGGCACACCATATTCTGACAGTTGGACAGGATTAATCAGTCATCTTAAGAATTGGGCACAACGTAGACAACTGAGTTTTGAATTGAGAAACGAAAATCATTTAGAAGCCGATATGGCACAAAGGGAACATATGGACAAGAAAGAAAGAGTATCAGAAGGTTATTACCCAATGGGTAAGAGTGCTAGTTATAGCGATGCAGTTCCTTCAGTGAAGATTGTTATAGAACATTCACGTAAGATTGAAGAAGGTGAACAACGTTATCGCAACATCAATCGTATTTTCGTAGAGAATGCAAATGGTGAGCGTTTCTTATTGAATACTACAAAGCCTGGCATTGCACGTGTATATGCTCGTCACATTGCTGAAGGCGGCACACCTTATGATGACCGTGGTCAACACATCAAAGGTATAGTTGAAGAATATTCAAAGATGGCAGGGTTTGTTCGTGCTACTCGTAATGGCCAGTTTAATGAATCTAGTCAAAGATTAATTACTGAAGGTGTAAATCATTACAATTCATTGCGTGAAACATTATCACGTATGTCCGGTAAGCGTGGATACGAAGCATACTTTGAATCATGGACTCCGTCGTTGATGGAAGATGAAAGTGATATGACTGCGGTTAACGAATTGTTCGTGCAAGAGACCGTTGATCCTCGTATTGAGTCTGCAATGCCAATCTTAGCAAAACTTTCTAAGAACATCAGCGAAATGACTGAAGTTACGGAATTAGCCGAGTGGGCTGATAGCTTGTTAGAAGGCGGAGACGGCGGCGAAGCCAGTGAAGAAACAGACGGCGACACTGACGGTGATGCAGGTGAAGGTGGTGCAGAAGATGTTGATGACGACATTACTGAATCTACTGGTGATGAAACACTGGCTCACAATGAACGTACTGTTAAAGGTAACTTGAGCGCATTTGATTTAGATGAAACTGATGGCGGACAACAAGCATTGAATCCAGTTGGAATCCCTGAAGAAGATGAGTTAGTGCAGGAAGGTAAACCGAGCAAAACAGATTTAGCAATGGCATATCTAAAAGCAGTAGTCATGGCTCCTACTGGAACACCAGAGAATGAAAGAATAAGAAATTGGCAAGAGAAGCTAGAAGACGAATTTGATATTGAAATGGACACCGCTACTCTTGCTCAAATGCTGCCACAATTTGATAGTATGCTACAGGCAGGCAAACTTGATAAATTACAAAACCGAATGGCTTCTCGTGGCGAACTTGAAATAGGCGAGAGTCAGCACGGCGTAGAAGAAGGAATGCTAGATGGTTCTGATGATGTTGATAGTCCTGTTGCTAGTGCTATTCTACGTAGAATTTTAATGCAACGTTTAGATTTGTTATCTAAGTATGGTCCAGAGAAAGTCTCTAACGCAATCGGTGATGTTGCTGATTTTGTAGGTGACGTTGACGAAATTGGTTCAAGCGATGTAAGTGGTTGGATCAAACAAGTTGAAATGGGTCTAGGTGGTATTGATGAAGGTATCATAGACAAGATTAAAGACGTTGGTCAAAAAGCATTAGACACATTAGGTCACGGCAGTGACGAAGACTTGTTAAGAGACTTGAAGAAACGTGCTGGTGTTCGTAACCCAGAAAACGGTAAACCAAGCATGGCTCACAGTGACGTTGAGAAGGTTGACGAGGAATTAGATGCTGACCAGAAACGTGCAGGTCAATGGGGTCCAACTGGTGGTCCTGCAAAGATCGGTAATCTAGTTGGTGAAAACTTTATCAACACTGATGACCAAGCTGTTGTTACTGAAGTAGATACCGGTGAATACGATGCTCGTAAATCAAGTTCCAAAGGAGAAACTACTCCTGAACAGGAAAAGGATTTCCGTAAGAAAGTACAAGCATACGGTAAAGAACTAGACCAAAGACAAAAAGAAAAAGAAAAAGTCAAAGAAGGTCATGATGACTTGGCTGCTATGCTAAGAATCATTAACAGATAAAGGGTAAATAAACCTCACTTAAAAGGTGAGGTTTACCACATCTGGCATAAATACTATTGACATGAGTGAAAGCATTTGCTATACTTACACTTGTGTTAGTCACTAATAGGTAGTGACGAATATTAAACGAGACCATCTCAATTTTATAAGGAAAAATATCATGGCATCATTAGCAGAAATTCGTGCTCGTATCGCGGCACAGGAAAACAAGTCAACCGGTAATACACCGAAACAATCAGACAATTCAATCTACCCTCACTGGAACATGGACGAAGGCACTACAGCCTCACTACGTCTATTGCCAGACGCAGATAGTAAGAACCCTTACTTCTGGGTTGAACGTCAAATCATCAAGCTTCCATTCAACGGTATCAAAGGTGACCCTAACGCAAAGCGTGTTGAGGTTCAAGTACCTTGTGTAGAAATGTATGATCCAAAAGCACAGTGCCCAATCTTGACTGAGGTTCGCCCTTGGTACAAAGATGAAACACTGAAAGAACTAGCAAACAAATACTGGAAGAAGCGTAGTTACTTGTTCCAAGGTTTTGTTCGTCAAAACCCCATCGGTGACGATGGTACACCTGCGAATCCTATTCGCAGATTCATTATCAGTCCGCAAATTTTCACAATCATCAAAGCAAGTTTGATGGATCCTGAAATGGAAGAATTGCCAACTGACTATCAACGTGGTCTTGATTTGAATATCAAGAAAACAAGTAAAGGTGGTTACGCAGATTACTCAACTAGTAATTGGGCACGCAAAGAAAGCCCGTTAACAGAAGCAGAGCAGGCAGCTATTGAATCACATGGTTTGTACAACCTTGCTGACTTCTTACCAAAGCGTCCCGGCGAAGCAGAATTGCGTATCATCAAAGAAATGTTTGACGCATCAGTTGATGGTCAACCCTACGACACTGAGCGTTGGGGCGCATACTATCGTCCATGGGGTGTTGATGCACCTGCAGGCGCAACAGCGGCTAAACCTACTGCTACTACTGAAACTAGAGCACCCGCGACAGCACCCGTAGCAGAAGCTTCTACTGCACCTTGGGAAGATGAACCTGCACAAGCTACTCAACCAGTTACGCTACCTACATCAACTCCATCAAGCGACAAAGCACAAGACATCCTAGCGATGATTCGTGCTAGACAAGCGAAGTAATTAAAGGGGCTTCGGCCCCTTTAATAATAAGGAGAATAATATGACACTACCAGACGAACGTTACCGTGCCCTGAAGCAAGGTAAAAAACTGTTGGAAGAATTATGCGACCCGGGTAAAACTCCCAGGGTACCTGCATTGGTCAGAGACAGAGCAAGAGGTGTATTGAGACATTATCCTAGCGAATACGAATTAGAACGTATTGCCGATAACTCTCCAGAATACCTTGACAAAGTATCGTTCTCTGATAGAATGTACACAAATGCTATACAAAAATAATAGGAGAATAAATTGGCTAAACCATTTGACGTAAGTAAATTTAGAAAGTCCATCACTAAGTCTATTGAAGGATTGAGTATCGGCTTTAACGATCCTACTGATTGGATCTCAACCGGCAACTATGCATTAAACTATCTTATCAGCGGAGACTTTAACAAAGGCGTACCACTAGGTAAGGTTACTGTATTTGCAGGTGAATCAGGCTCTGGTAAGAGTTTCATCTGTTCAGGTAACTTAGTGCGTCATGCACAAGAGCAAGGCATTTACGTTGTCTTGATTGATAGTGAAAACGCATTAGATGAAGCATGGCTACATGCTTTAGGTGTTTCAACTGCTGATGACAAATTGCTGAAACTTAACATGGCAATGATTGATGACGTTGCTAAAACAATTAGTGAATTCGTAAAAGAATATAAAGCATTATCAGAAGAAGATCGTCCTAAGGTCTTGTTCGTTGTTGATAGTTTAGGTATGTTGCTAACACCAACAGACGTTAATCAGTTTGAAGCAGGTGATATGAAGGGTGACATGGGTCGTAAGCCTAAAGCACTTGCCGCACTTGTTCGTAACTGTGTTAACATGTTTGGTAGTTTAGGCATCGGTATGGTTGCAACTAATCATACATACGCAAGTCAAGACATGTTCGATCC